ACTCGGAGCAGGACTTACTTCATGACCTGACCATCGAGACCATCAAGATACATGGTCGCGATATGGTTTACATTCCAAGAACCTTTGTCAAAGAAGATACTCTTTTCGGTGAAGATACCATCTCCAAGTTTGAGGGTGGTGTTGAGATTGAGATGTACATTCAATCTATTGATGGGTTCGGTGGTGATGGCGACTTCATCACTAAGTTTGGTCTTGAGATTCGTGACACTGTTGAGTTGGTAGTATCCAAGAGAAGATTTGAGGAATCATTCGCACACGACTCGGAAATAACCCGACCGAGAGAGGGCGACCTTATCTATTTTCCTCTCTCCAAGGGTTTATTTGAAGTCAAGTTCGTAGAACACGAAAACCCATTCTATCAGATTGGCAAACTGTATACCTATAAACTATCTTGCGAACTCTTCAAGTATTCACACGAAGACCTCGACACTGGATTCTCGGAAGTCGATCAACTGGAAACCAGCGAAAATACTCTTGCTGTTGACTTGACACTTGTTTCTTTGGTTGGCGTTACCGCCGACTATTATGACGGTGAAACCATCTACCAAGGCGCTTCTCTTGCACTTGCAACAGCAACTGCCGTTGTTGTTGACTGGAATTCAACTACCAAGGTTCTTCGCATCGACCAAATCAAGGGAAGAACCAATCCGAATACAGATGAGTTGATTCTTAACTCTGGTGCATTTGCTAGTGGACAAAATGTCATTGGCGTAGACTCAGGTGCTATATACACATTGTCGTCTTCTGCAAATACAGACTTGATAGTTGGACAAGATGGATACAACGATTCACACATTATCGACAAGGAAGCAGACAAGAACGACCTTATCGACTTCACGGAACTTGATCCATTCTCGGAGGGTAACTACTAATGTTCGGACATTACTACAACAGTGCAGTCCGTAAGTTGGTTGTTGGCTTCGGCACTCTCTTCAATGAGATTGATGTCAAGAGATACAACGCCGATGGCTCTGTAAAAGAAACCATTCGTGTTCCTCTTGGTTACGGGTCAAAAGAGAAGTTTCAAGTAAGACTACGACAACCATCATCTATTCAAGATGGTGTCAAGGTCGAGGTCACAACGCCTCGATTGGGATTCAGTTTGACTGGATTCAACTATGACCCATCGAGAAAGAGAAACACTCTTTCATCGAGAGTCGCCACTGGTGCTTCAAATGGCGATGCTTATCTAAGAAAAACATACGCAGAAGTTCCATATAACTTTGACTTCACACTTTCAATATTCACACGCCATATGGATGATGGTCTGCAAATACTGGAACAGATTATTCCGTTCTTTACTCCTGAGTTCACCGTGACAATGAACATCACGGACTTGGCAAGAAAAGTGGACGTTCCTATCGTTCTTTCGAGTGTTTCACAAACGGATGAATACGACGGAGATTTCGAGACAACAAGACTTCTCACTTGGGATTTGACATTTACAGCGAAGTCATATGTGTATGGTCCTATCAAGGAAGCCAAGGTTATCAAGGATATCATCGTTACAAATTTCCTATCAGACTTCACTCCTACAGGAGAACTGACGGGAGCATCTGGAGCCGCATCTCGCATTGATGTTGGTGTGACTGGACCAAGCGGAGCAGACTCAACACCCGTTACGGGTTACTCCGCTGATATAGACATTTATGTATATGGTTATACTGCGGGAATGACAGGAGGGCCTGGTATAGACATACTTGGTAATACAATATGAAGAAAAAAACGGTTGACGAAAAACTTTCGGAAGCCCTTGAGATTGATAAGACACCAGAAGAAAACAAGCAGATTCAAAAGTCGGAACCGAAGTCCATTCAAGTTTCACAGGACGGCGATCTACGACGAGACTACAAACACGCAAGAAAGAATCTTCGAGACCTTATCAAAACAGGCAACGATGCCATCGAGGGTATTCTCACGGTAGCGTCCGAAGGGGATCACCCTCGGGCGTATGAAGTTGCTGCACAACTTATCAAGGTTGTCGCAGACACAAACAAAGACCTTCTTGATTTACATAAGAAGATTAAGGACATCAAGTCTGATGAAATGAAACTCACACAGAACAATACAACCAACAATGCAATCTATGTTGGTTCTACAAGTGAATTGCAATCTCTTATCAACTCTTCGAGAAGTTCAGTGAAGCGACTTCGAGATCATGGAGACGAGGACATTATAGACCATGGCATATGAAAAAGAAGGTTATCTTGGTAATAAGAATCTAAAGGCCGCTGGAACAAAAATAGAGTTTACAAAAAAGCAGGTCGAAGAGTATATGAAGTGTGCGAAAGACCCGCTCTATTTTGTTCGGAACTATGTCAAGATTGTTTCACTGGACCACGGTTTGGTTCCATTCGACATGTATGATTTCCAAGAGGATATGATTCAGAAGATTCACGAAAATCGCTTCGTGATTGCAAAACTTCCTCGACAGACTGGTAAGTCAACAACAGTTATTTCATACCTTCTTCATTACATTCTGTTCACTCAGGATGTGAATGTTGCCATTCTTGCAAACAAGCAAGCAACAGCACGCGAACTTCTACACAGACTCAAGTTGGCGTTCGAGTATTTACCTCTATGGATGCAGCAAGGTATCGTAGAGTGGAACAAAGGTTCTATCATTCTAGAGAATGGATCCAAACTTATTGCATCCTCAACATCCGCGTCTGCTGTCCGTGGTGGTTCGTTTAATATGATCTTCCTTGACGAATTTGCGTTCGTTCCCCAAGGTGTGGCAGAAGAGTTCTTTAGTTCTGTATATCCAACCATCACTTCAGGACAAAGCACCAAGGTGCTGATTATTTCGACTCCCAAGGGGTTGAATATGTTTTACAAGTTTTGGAATGATGCTGTCAATCACCGAAACGAATATGTTCCGATAGAAGTTCACTGGAGTCAGGTTCCAGGCCGTGACGATAAGTGGAAAGAACAGACTATCGCTAACACCTCGGAAGAACAGTTCCGAGGAGAGTTTGAATGTGAGTTCATCGGCTCTGCTGCTACGTTGATATCATCTGCCAAACTTAAAGCACTAACATATGATAATCCCACGATACAAAATGAAGAGGGATTGAGAATATACAAGCAACCAGACCCCAATAGAAAATATGTAATGACGGTAGACACCTCTAGAGGACAGGGAAAAGACTACAGTGCTTTTGTTGTAGTTGATGTGACTCAGATGCCTTATAGGGTAGTTGCAACCTATAGAAACAATACAATATCCCCGATGTTGTATCCCACAGTTGTTCATAGTCTGTGTAGACAATATAATGATGCTCACTGTCTTATTGAAATCAATGATATTGGTGGACAGGTTGCTGATATTCTTCATACTGAACACGAATACTCAAATATAGTCACTGTTCTTACTATGGGTAGAAAAGGACAAATGGCATCTTGGGGTGGTTTCGGTAAGAACGCTGCGATGGGTATTCGGACCACAACAGTTACGAAACGAGTCGGATGCTCTACTCTCAAGAGCATCATAGAAGAAGATAAGTTGTTCATCAGTGATGATAGAATCATGCACGAACTCTTCTCTTTTGTTGCCAGAAAGCAATCATATGAAGCAGAAGATGGACACAATGACGACTTGGTGATGTGTCTGGTTTTGTTTGGTTGGTTGACAACACAAGGAATGTTCAAGGAGTTCATCGAAGGTTCATTCCGAGACCAGTTATATGAAGAAAAAATAAAGAAACTAGAAGAGGAAATGACTCCATTTGGATACTTTGACGATGGAATGTCCGATACTAGTTTTGTTGACGGAGAAGGAACCAGATGGTATGGAGCAAGTCAGGAAGAAGACGATGGCTTTTTCTTCTGAATACTGTGAAATCCTAAATAAAATGATCCGTTACGGAAACAAAGAAGACGGTCTAATCAAAGGAGATTAATATGGGATTTCAAGTCAGTCCAGGCGTAAATGTCACTGAAATCGACTTGACAACTATCGTCCCAGCAGTCGCCACTACTGCCGGTGGTATCGCCGGCGTTTTTCAGTGGGGACCAGTGGGCGAAAGAACACTTGTTGATTCAGTGAATACCCTAAAGAAAAGATTTGGTGGTCCTGATAATGAGAACTATGAGTATTTTTTCACCGCAGCAAACTTTTTAGGTTACGGAAACAACCTTCAAGTTGTTCGCGTTGTCGATGAAACACAAGCAAAGAATGCTTCAGATGGTACAGCATACCTAATCAAGAACGAAACAGACTTTGAGAACAAGACAGGAACAGACCTCACTGGTAAGTTCTTTGCCAAATATCCTGGCGTTCTTGGAAACGCTCTTGCGGTTCATGTATTTGATGGTAGCACATCCTCAAATGGTGTGGTCGGAATCACTGTTGGTTCTGGAAACACTCTTGGTGCAACTATCGGTGTTGGTGGTAGTAGCATCTCCTTCTCGACTGGCGCCGATACAGATGGTATCACCGCTCAGGTAGGAGATATCATCCGTCTTCCAACGGGTCAGAGTGTTACAGTCAAGACTGCTGTTTCTGGTGCAACGGCCGTTTCGATTACACCAGTTATTTCAGCCGAAGTTTCAGCGAGTGCGACAAACGGTGCAACACTAGAATCACGTTACCGCAATTTCTTTGGTTCCTTTGTTCCAACTACCGACGACGTAGAAACCGCCGGCGGAAGCAACGACCTTCTTCACGTTGCAGTCGTTGACCACACTGGTGCTTGGACTGGTGTTGCTGGAACCGTTCTCGAAACCTTCGAGGGATTGTCTAAGGCAACAGATGCCAAGAAGTTCAGTGGTGAAAGCAACTTCTATAGAGACATCATCAACAACCAGAGTGAATACATCTGGGCAGAAGGTGATTCAATGGGATTCACTGAAGGTCTGAAGGCATCAAACACCTTCGGTAATCTAACACCAAACACTCAACTCACAACTGCTAAGGGTCTTGGAGTTACACTTAGCGGTGGAACGGCAAACTTTAGTGCTGCTGAACCTTATCTCTACACCAATGGATACTCGCTCTTTGAGGATGCCGAAACTGTCGATGTCTCGCTCATTCTCGGTGGACCAG